ATGCGAAGGCAGACCACCCCATGTCCATGGCGGCCTGCTCCGGCTCGGTGAATCCACCACCACCAGATCGACCGCCGCGCTGTACGGGCCCAAGTTGGACCCACCTGCTGGACGTCTCCTCGAGCTTGAACACGATCTGATCGCGACCATTCTCGAGTGTGATGTCGGTATCGTTGTAGAGCTTGAACTCACCGCCCAGGCTGCCGGTGGTCAGGTGCTTGATCGTGATGTCGCCCGTCTCGGTGAGCGCCTTCGACAGGACCAGCAGCTGGCCCTCGATGAAGTCGTTCCCGGTCGAATTCCAGATCTGGTCGAGATCGTCGTCGACTCCGAACGTCTGGCAGTTGGCAAAGATGCAGGAGACTGGCTCGCCTGGATCGATCACACCCGACGCGATCGTCTCCGACTTATTGTTCTGCCCGGTCCCGACGTTGTTTCTCAGGACCTCCATCATCACGTCGATCGTCGTCCGGACCTCGCCGTTCGTGCGGGCCAGGTTCGTCCAGTAGCCGGCTACTGCCAGCGCTGCGGTGGCCATCTAGTCATACCCCTCGATTGTAAAGTCGACGTAAGCCTTGACGCGGGTTCCACCGGAGTCCTCGACCTCGATGTCCGGTCCGTTCGTGGCGTCACGATCCAAGACGAGGATGCTCCGCCCGGTGTTGTCGGTCGCGTCGTAGACGACTGTCCCCGTGACGACCTTGATCGCGCGGAAGTCGCCGGCCGCCTCGTCGATCAGTTCGCTCCCGGTGTCGTCGATGAACACGTTCGAGTAGTGCCGCACGACAGAACGCGCCCGCGTCCGGACATTGAGGTCGTCGATCGTCGGTCGGTTCGCGACGTCGGCGCCCCAGATCTGGATCCGGTAGTCGATGGTCTGCGTCGCGACACCCAGCGGGACGTCGATGAAGCGGTCGAGGTTCTGCCAGTTCGTGTCACCCGGAAGCTTGTATTGGAAGTTCCAGTGCGCGCCCTGCATCGTCGCCTCGATGACGAACATCGCGCCACTGTTGGCCACCGTGATGTCCCAGCTGTCCTCGTAGATGCAGCCCTCGTAGGACTGGATTCCCCAATGCAGCGAGGCGTCGAGCTTCCAGGCCGTCTCCCAGTCCGGACTCCAGTACATGATCGCGGCGGAGGCGTTCTGGATCGGGTCGGCGATCACGGCGCCGGCGCTGACCGAGCAGTCTGTCTTCGTCCCGGTGTACCCCGCCGCGTCGACGTCGTCCGTCCCCAGCAGATACTGGGCCGGGTCGGTCTGGACTTCGCTGATCGTCACCGTTAGGTCGACCGGGTCGCCCTCGAGTCCCGTGTCATCGACCGGCGCGACCTGGATCGTCTGCTCGCCCCACATGAAGCGAGACATGGGGAACGTGTTCCCGGTGATGTACTGCTGGTGGCGCTGCGTCCCGATCTCCCAGACTCCCGCGGTCCCCATCGTCGACTTTACGATGAAGCCGGCCAGGTCCGTCGGCGGGTTCTCGTAGTCCCAGGTCAGCATCTCGTTCTGAGCCACGCGAAGGTTCGTCACCGGCCGCGGTGGCCCGGTCTCATCGTCAGCGCCGACCGTGAAGTTCTGCAGATAGGTCCAGGCGCTGACCTCGCCGAACTGCGCCTGGGTCCGGATCCGCACGTCGTAGGCTCGCCCCATCACGACCGGCTCGACGTACACGACGACGTTGTCCGCAGGGGTCACCGGGATCGACTTCCAGCTGCCGATCGGTTCCTTCGTTCTGAACTGCGCCTGGTAATACTGCGGCGAGATGTCCAGCGTCGTCGACGTGTAGCCCACCGCGAGGACGATGCGCGGCACTGAGCTGCCATCGGCGAGCCGGCGCCGTGCGCTGAGGCTCGAGTTCGCGGAGAAGATGACCGGCTTCGGTGGCGTCCGCAGATCCTGGGGAATCGTGTTCACGATGCCCGCGTCCCATGCCGGCGGCGTCGCGTCGGTGTCGAAGATCTCCGGGATGTAGTCGACGAACTCCAGGTGGGCGCTCAGATCTCCCTTGAGCGCGATCGACTTCACGATGCAGGGCCGGGACTCTTCCTCGTACAATCCGACGAACGCCATGTCGCCGATGGCTGGATCGACTCCCGAGGGATTCGTTGGCACCAGGAGCGTGAACTTCGCCGGGTTCGTCGGGTCGTGCGTCACCTGCTGGACGATGTAGAGGTTGTCACTCTTCCGAAGTCGGACGCCCCACTGAATCGACGGGTCTCGGTCGATGTCGTTGTCGAGCGTGAAGTCGACGAGCTCGTCGCTCCCATTGATCGTGAGATCTACGAGCCGGCCCTGGCCGTGTCCCAGGGAGAGAGACGGCGTCACGTACCGAACGAGGTCGCCGCGCGTCACCACGATGTTCTCGATGTCTGAATCGCAGTGGAAGATCTCCCGCTGCAGTTGGCCGCTGGCAAGTTGGAACGCGCCCTCCCGTGCTGCCGCGATCTCCGTCATCGCCCCGTACAGCTCCAGGCTGGCGAAGATGGTGCCCAGCTCCTTCCCCTCGTTCTGTACCGCCTCGGCGTCCCCGTAGCCGTGGCCGTAGACGAGGATTTCGTCCGTCTGCCAGCTCTTCGAGTTGTTGATGAAGCCCACTCGGAGCCCGTGGACTGGTCGCTTGTAGAACGTCGTCGACCCCATGTTCGAGCAGTTGAATGGGCCGAACATCGCGACCACAGTCGAGCGCGGCTCCTCGACGACGACGCCATACTTCCCATCCGTTCGCGTGATCGACGCCCGCCCAGCCCCGGCGATGTCGCGCATCTGATCATATAGACGCCGCTGAGTCGTCAACACGATGTTGCAAAGACGATCGCCGTCGGAATAGACGTTCGAGAGGTTCCAGGCGTTCAGCGACACGCTGTCGATCCGTGCGTCCGGGAAGGGCTGCGCGTTCGCCCCGCCTCGCATGATCTCGGCCAGGACGTCTCCGAACTTCTGGCTCTCCGCGATGTGCGTGTCCCCAGACGCTCGCGTGTCCGGTCCCCATGGCGCCGGCGAATGAGAGAGCGAGTAGGTCGGCAGCACCGAGGACGCCTCAGCGTTGAACGACTCGAGCATCCCCTGGGCCTGCGGCGATTGTTTGATGCGCATCTCGACCAGGCAGTGGTTGTCGAGGTGCGTGTTCTTCACCGCTGACTTGATCGACCGGAGAACCGTCCAGATGAAGTCGGACCAGATGAAGTCGTCGTCGAGGTTGTAGGCCTCCTCCTCTCCGCCCACTGGGTGGTCGTTTAGACGGGTGAACGCACTCGCACCGGGCCCGCCTGTGTTCATCCTGTACTTGTGCCAGTTGTCCTCCGCGTGTCGCGTCACCCTGACGTCGTATTGCTGGGTGGCGCTGATGTCGCCGCCCGTCGGCGTCCAGAACAATCCACGGGTCATGGGTTCGCCGTCGTCGCCTACAAAGCGATACACCCCAGGAGCATCGGGCAGGCCCTGCCAGGTATGGGGGAAGTCGACGAAGGTCGTGTGGTCCCACGCGTCGTGGAACGGGACGAGCGGCTGGTGGCCGCCCGGCTCGCCTGACCGCGCGTCGCGTTCGAACAGATGGCGGTTGTTCTCGTCGTAGATCCCGTCCTCGGCGAGCGCCGTGTCGTAGTCAACGGTCGTCAGGTTGATCCAGCTTGAATCTTCGACCGGCTTCCACTCGATCAGAACATCGACCGCGACCCAGTGCTCGTCGCCGTCCTGCTCGTAGCCCAGCAGGCCGCGCTCGAAGAAGAAGTCGAGGGAGATCGACTCGGTGTCCGTCTCGGTGGTGATGATCTGCGAGTCGGTCGTGCCGCGCTCGAACTCTCGCGTAACCGCCGTCTCGCTCGCCGTCGCACTGACGATCGAATAGTCCTCGTCATCGTCGTAGCCTGGGTGGATCCTGTAGCCACCAGTGTCCCCGTCCCATTCCGGACCGATGGAATCCGGGAAGTCTGCGATGTCTGTCTCGCCCAGCTTCAGGTTCGTCAGGATCTGCGGCCCGTGCCCGAAGTCGTAGATGATGTCGATCCACTGTTCGCCGTGCCGGTTCACGAATGGCTTCGTCGCGTAGTATGGGAAGACCCGATTCTTCCCGAAGTTCCTCATCCACGGCTTCCCCTGGCCGAGCTCGTTCCGTGTTCCCGTGACGTCGCCGAGTGGACTCGATCGCCCGCCGCTCAGATCGCCGAGGCGTGGAGGCTTCGCCAGTAGGGACTGGATCCCCGACGCGACTCCCATCACGCCACCGACCACCATCCCCGCACGGCCGAGCGCGGTCAGTTCCAGGAAGGCCGGGTTGAACACCCCGAACGCGGCCATGGCAACGCCAAGGATGATCCCGAATACAGACTTCCCCTTCCCGCCACCACTGGGCACGTTATTGAAGACGATCAGCGCGTCCGGTCTGGGCACTGTGACGTCGAACTGCTCCGGGTTGAGCGGGATGCCATCGACGACGACGTGCCACCGGCCGACCGTGCCGGCCTTCTCTTCGACAACCGACAGGATCTTCGCGACCGAGGCGCCTTGTGGGAAGGTCTCGGTCTGCGACTTAGTCGAGAACATATCGGCGACCCACGTCACGGTCAGAGCGGGCATTTTGCGTGCCTGTAGTATCCCGAGATCCTCGGCAGCCATTTCCTGGTGTCGATCCTTTCGACTGACGAGCGGAGCCCGTCCATGGTGTGCAGCGCCTTGCCGTCCTCGACGTAGATCATCACGTGAGTCAGTCGCGCGAACCTCGACCTGATCACATCGAACGGGCGCCGATCGGCGGCGTTGACCTGGACCCAGGCCCGCGCCGACTCAATCGCAAAGATCCGGTCCATCCCCGGGACGTCCTCGGTGTCCTCGTAGTAGGTGTTATACGACGGGAGGAAGACACCCAGCTCGCGCTGGTACACGAAGGCCAGCAGGCCGTAGCAGTCGATCCCCTGCTCGGTCCTGCCACCGTCCAGGAAGGGCCAGCCGATGTAAGCGTTCGACCATGCGTCGGGCGCCGCGACATCGTTCGAGGCTGTCAATAGATCCCCGGCTCTGTCGTCTGCGTGCGGACCTGGAACGGATACCAATTAAAGAGGCCTTCGGGCGCGATGGCGGTTGCCGTCGCCGTGGTCTGGCTGATCTCGACCTGCTCGATCTCAAGGTCGAACGGACCGGCCAGGACTTCGTCCCAGTCCGTCTCGGAGACGAGCGACATGAGGGCCGTCGGTCGCCCAGACACTGAACGCACAGCATCGCCGACGGCCCGGTCGATGTTGTCGATCACCAGCGTCGTCTCGCCCAGGCTCTCGCCGTCGTCTTCAGGGAGGCCCACCTCGAACCACATGGGCAGGTACACGTCGCCGTCGTGCGTGATCGCGAGTGAATTCGCCACGAGGCGGATCGGTTCGGCCAGTGTCGGCTCGTCGACCTCGAGCAGGACCAGGAACGGCTCGTCCGTGTTCAAGGCGTACAGGTGGGCCTTAACCGTGTCGCTGATCACCCGCGCCATTAGATCGCTCGCTCGAGCTGCACCGAGACGACGAAGACGTCCTCGTGCGTCTCGACCACCGTCGGCGGCGCTTCGAAGGCGTAGTCCTTTGTCGTGTCGTCGACCGGATCAGTGAAGTCGAAGGCCAGGCTCCCGCCCTTCGTCGTCGTCTCGTAGAACGTGTCGAAGGTCGCGAACTGCGCCTTCGTGAAGACGAACTGCCCGGTGAAGACCCGAGGCGCTGCAGCCGAGTACCGGCGCCGGCGTTTCTTTGGCCCGCTGTCGGTCTGCGTCACGATCGTGTTATTGCCGAAGGGCTGCTGCCAGCCGTAGCGGGGATACACCGGCAGGGAGCCAGGCCACGCGATCGCCGCCATCAGTAGTCTCCCTTCACGCCTTGCCGGCTCGCGCCGAAGACCTCGGTGATCTGCTGACCGATGCGGCCGTTCGTGATCGAACCCACGACGACCTCGTCGATCATCACGGCCAGCTCGCGCCGTCCGTCGACGCCGATCGTCTCCTGCGCTGCCACCTTCGCCGGAGTGTTGTTGTGAATGACCACATTCATACCTCCGCCGCCACCGCCGCCGACGCTGGGAAGGATGGTCCCCGACACGTTCGGGACGAAGACCTCCGGCCGACGCTCGCCGACGATATAGGGGACGTTGGCCGATACGGGCCCGCCGGCAGCCTTGCCACCGCCACCGAAGAGTCCACCGAAGACGCCGCCACCGCCACCGAAGACGCCGCTCAGCAGGGCGTTCATGGCCTGGTCGACGAACATCACCTGGAAGGACTGCGACAGTTGCTTGAACGATCCCTCACCCGTCACGACCATCTGCGCGAAATTCGACGTGACGCTCGAGAGCATCGTGCTCCCCATCTCCTGCCACGCGCTGGTCGACACCTCTACCATCTTCGCGACGGACTCTTCCTCGGCCGTCTCTTTCGCCGCGATGGCGATCTCCCACTGCTCCTGATACTCCTCGGGAAGGAACCCGCCGAAGCTGAAGAACTGGTCCCGCTGCTCCTTCGATGGCGTCGACCCACGCGCGCCGAATGCGCCGAGGGCGAGTTGTCCACCAGCCAGCTCCCCGCGTAGCTCCTTCGACGCGTCGGTGCCTGTGCCCTCCTGGAACGCGAGCCCGGGCCCAAGCTGCGGAGCGAGGGCCTTCGCGGCGGCTTCGGACTTCCGCTTCAGGGCATCCGCGTTGGCCTTCGCCTCGCGACGAGCCATCTCTGCCTTTACCTCGGCAACGCCGCTCTGAAGCCGGAGCACCTGCTCGGCCTGGCTCCCGCCGATCAGGGATTCAGCGATCCCACCCGGCCCCGCCGCGATGCCACGATTCTTCTCGGAGGCGCTCAGCTTCAGGAGGTGCTGCAGCGAGAACGCCGCGCCGCGCTGCCTCTGCTCGAGCAGGCTCTTCAAGTTCGAATCGTTGAGCTCGCCGATCCCGCCAGCTCCAAAGAAGTTCGCCGCGCTCGCGGTGCTGGTGGCAAACGAGGTGCCGGCCTTGGCCATCGCCTCAGCCATCTCGAGGATGGCCGGCGTCAGATTGACCTTGATCACCTCGGACAGGACCAGGAACTCTTCCCGCGTGGCCTTGGCCTTGTCGATCGTCTCGGTGCTGAACGCGAGCCCCAGCTCTGCGGCCTTATTCCGTAGCGCCTCGTAGCGGTCGGCCATGGTGACCAGCGCCGCACCTTCGGAATCAAAGAGCTTGAACCCGAGCCGGAGCCGATCCGCCTCACTGTTGACCCCGCCGAGGGCCTTCATCACATCGTCAAAGATCTCTTCCGCGCCGCGGATCGCGCCGGTCGTCTTGTCGCGTAGCTCGATGCCCAGCTCGGCCAGCGCGTCCTTTGCTTCGCCGGTCCCGTGAGCAGCTTCTGCACTTCTCCGTTCTAGACGCTGCAGCGCCATCCCGAGAGTGTTCGCCTCGATCCCGACCGCCTTCGCTGCGAACTGCGTCTCCTGCAGGAACTGGGTGGTCACCCCGAGCTTCTTTGCCTGGTCGTCTAGGATGGCGACCGTGTTCGCGGTGTTGCGGCCGAGGACGACCATCTGTCGCGCCAGCAGTCCCAGCGCCGCGGGACCTGCGAGTCGAATCATCGTCTTCGTGAGCTTCGACCCGGTCTTATCCATACCGAGGAAGCCCTTCTGCATCCCCTTCGTGGCCTTGTCGGTCTTCCCGTCCATCTTGGCGAGTTCGGCGGCGTACTGCCGAGCGTTCAGCTTGACCGCAATTTCGACGACTTCGGCTTGTTTACCCAAGGCGGCGGCGCTCCTTTGCCCGGTGGATGGCGATTCGTTGTTGTTCCGCGTGCACCATGGCGGCCATCTCCAGCTTCATCTCGTGCGGGATCGGACCTTCACCCGGCTTCGACGGCATGGCGTTCGCGTCGGCGTGTGCGTCGCAGACTGCCCACCACTCGTTCGGAGTGAGCACCCAGAACTCAGACGTCGACCCTGCCCACACGCCGACCCAGATCCCGAACATCGGCCGGATGGGCAGGATCAGGTCTACGACGCGGGTGGTTTTTCCGAGTCTGGATCTTCCACGTGGTTCTTCTTTGTGTTCTCGGACTGCGGGCCTTCGAACGCGCCCAGGAGGTAGGTGATGATCCGCTTCGACAGGACACCCCAGCCCTGGGCCAGCACCGGATCGAACACCTGGCGGAGCTCGAGCGTCGCCGTCGGGTTCGTGGTGTTGACCATCAGCACGACCAGCTCGACCGTCGCAGCCAGCCCGAACCGATTCTCCCGGAACGCCTCGGCGACGGCCCCCTCCCCGCCGTACCGCTTCTGCATGGACTGGGCCAGTTCGAAGGTGTAAGGGACTTCCCACGTCCCCAACTCCGGGCCCAGGTCGATCTCGATCATGTTGCGTACTAGCTCGCCTTTTCCCGCCATTTAGACGTCCGCTCCTATTGTGACGGCTCCGGCATTCTGGACCGAGAACGACACCTCGGCCATGTCGTCGAAGCCTCCGCTGATCCCCCAAGACGTGACTTGGAACGTCCCGGAAGCCTTGTCTCCTTCCCCGGATGTGAACTCCATCGCCGACGATGGGTCGGTCGCGTGGAAGGCAATATCCTGGAGCTCGCTCATCCCGGCGTCGTCGCTCATCAGCCCAGAGAAGGAGCCGGTGACCGTGGCGCGGGAGGCGACGGAGTGCAGCGAGGTGTATCGGTTCGTGAGGTCTTTCGTGGTCGTGTCGACCGGGGGGTTCGAGACCTCCCAGGAACCGACGCGCATCGAACCGATGAGCGTCTGGGAGGCGGAGATGTCGATCCGAGCGAGGACGAGGTGCCCTGGGAAGAATGTCATGGCGTGAACTCCTTACTGAGTGTGTCGACGCTCGAGGCGCCAGTGGAATAGAGAAGCCGGTAGGTCACAGCGCCGGGTATGAATACTTCAGGTCGTAGGTCAGCTCGGCGGAGTACAGCAGCTGACCTTCGGTGTTCGGTTCGTCGAAGTCCGTCCCGCGCAGGATCAGGATGTGCCACTTCTCCGCGTTGGCATCGAGTTCGTCCTCTACCTGTTTGATAAGATCCTCGAGCGTGGCCATGGTCTTCTGCGAGCACTTGAACTTCAGGTCGGCCTCGCGGAGCTTCTGCCCTTCCCTGGCGAAGGTCGTCTCATCGTTCTCGAGCCAGACGCAGACCGCCGGCGGGTCGCTGGTGTCCATCACCTCGTCAGGGTTATCGAAGAGCGTGACGCCGCTGAGTCCCTCGATGATCGCCTCGATCTGCGATCGGATCGTCTGCCGTTCATGGGTCACGGGTTCGCTAGCTCCATGATGACGTTCCCAATGTTGTCGGTGTGCGGAGGCTGGACGACCTTCCAACTCTCGCCGCCCAGTGTGGGCGCCCAGGTGTCGCCCTTCTGAACCGTCCCGCCTGCAGAGGCCAGGTCAGCCTTCGACAGCGTGACAGTCGGCATCGTGACGAGGATCTCCTGCCCGCCGGCCAGCCGGACGCGTTGCGGCTCGCGATCGGTGAGCAGCTTCAGCTGGACAGCGCTTCCGCCGAGCGGCGTATACATGCCGACGTCGCCGAGCTGGTTCCCCAGGTTGCCCATCATCAGCGCGAACGGGTCGGCCGTGTTCGAGATCGCCGGGACGTACTGGTGGGGCGGAGCCAATTCGAAGTAGTCGTAGGCGTCGATGTTCGGATGCGTCGGACTCGACCCATCGAAGTGCATCGTGAGGCGCGTCGACGTGAGGTCGAGATTCGTGTCGCCGAGATTCAAGCCGCCGGCGCGGCTGTAGGTCCCGTTCCCCAGGTGCGGCAACGTCAGCTCCTGGTCGACGTGCCCCGCCGCCTTGAACACCAGGTCGTCCCAGTCGAGGAAGTAGCTCGTTCCGTCTTCCTGGAGGTCGACCGTGATCGTCGCGTCTGTGACCGCGCCGACGCTCGAGTTGACGTAGAGGTCGACCGGGATCACCCCGGCCCGGTTCTGGTTTACGTAGGTAGACATTGAATCGAATCCACCATCGACTGGTAGGCTCTCGCCTCCGGTCTCTCCGCGGCCCAATTGAAGACCGCCGCCATATCCATGCCGCGCCACTTGTCGACGCTCGGCTGTCTGATCGGCCGCGTCGTCTCTCCGTTGGGCCCGGACTTCGGATGGGGGTACGCGTCCCGCAGCAGGCTGTCCGCGTCGATGTTCGTGTAGGGCACCGCTGAGAAGTCATGGACGAACCGCTCGAGGCCTAGCTGCTCGTACAGGAAGTCCATGTAAGCCTGGGGCCGCGTAAGCCAGTCCTCGTATCGGAACACGATCATCTCGTTCCTGCAGGTCTCGTACATTTCAAGGACGCAACGGATCGTCCCGCCCAGCACGTCGTCCAGCTTCAGCATCCGCTCGATGAGCTCGCGTGTCGTCATGTGCTGGCCCGCCTGGACCTGGGTCACTGGATGCTCCAGGTCGTGCGTGATGATCGATGCCAGCAGGTCTCGGAAGTTCCGGACCGGGACGACGTAGCGACCGCCAGGGAAGAGAGCCTTGAAGAGAGGCCAGGTGATCCCCCACGTCCGCGACTTGTCGAAGACGTGCTGCTCGGTGCGGTCGTAGTAGCGTCCGCGCGCTGGGCCGCGCAGCACCTCGAGCTGGCTCTCTTTCTCCCATGCGCTGTCGTGCAGCGCCCGGTATGACGGGACGTAACGCCCGACCCCGAACTCCGGCTGTAGCACGTGCGTCAAGTCCGCGACGTCCGACGTCGAGCTGGCGAACACGTCGCCCAGCTCAGCGCCGCGCTGGTTCAGAACGTCGCAGAGCAATGTCCCACCGACACGCGGCGGCCCCCCTACTGAGTGCAGAAACTCGAACCCCATCGCCTGGCCTGTCCCCCTGTTACAGTTCGCGCGGCGTCGGTACTGAGGCCGCGTCGACTTCCGCTATCGCGTCGACGTACTTCTGGACGTCCGCCTCTCGCGCCGCCAGTTCCGTCTCGGCCGCGGCCAGGCGCTTCTCGGATCGGTTCCGCCTGCGACGCACGTCACCTAGAACCCTTCGCGCGTTTCTCTCATGCCCGACGAGCTCGGCGCGGCTGACCTTGATCGTCTCGCCTTGTCGCTCGAGCGTCGCTGCACCTGTCACCGGGTCGACCTTCGCGGAGTGATTAGATAGATCGCCCACATTACCCCCCTAGAACGTGGCCGCGCCTGCGGCATCCTGGCGCCACCAGTTGGTTCCATCGAACCACATGGACCCAGGCCGCGGCGAGGTAGGATTCTGTTCAGCATGAATCTGCACCTCTGCACCGACTCCAATGGAGCCCGCGGTGGGGTTGACCCCGATTCCGAATTGCCAGCAGTTCGAGGCTCCCGTCGCGCGGATGTGCTCGCCCGCAATGACGCCACCGTATCCGAAGGCGCCGCAGCCGATGCCCGTCACCTCCATCGTCGATCCGCGGGTGATCTTCCCGGCCATGATCGAGGCGGAGCCGCTCATTAGCATCGTGCCCTTTGTCAGCGTCGTGTGGCCGAGTTGCCCCGAGACGATGTTGCCCTTCGACGCCGGGTCGATGGTCAAGTCGCCGCGGTGGTGCGCGATGTTCACGAAGTTGGCCCAGCCGTCGAGCGTGAACACTCCATCGTTCACGCGCGGGTCGGAAGCGATGTTGCCAAGGATCCCACGCGATGCCGCTGGAGTCGTGACTGTGAGGTTCTCTCCGGTCGTCGGGACGTCTGTCGCGAGAAGGATCAGAGAGGCGTTGCCGTCCTGATGGATCTCGCTCGGCGAGCCCGCGCCCGGTGGTGTGTGCGCGAAGATGGCGACGTTCGCCTTCCCGGTCTGATCGATGATCCCCTCATCGAGCCACGCCACAGCCAGATTCGCCACGCCCGACTGGGAGAATGAACCGTCGTTGAGCATCTGCACCACGGATGCATTCGCTGTGCCGTCGATATCCACGGCACCATCGAACTCCCCGACCACAAGGTGTCCCACTCCATCGATCGTGGCCGGTAGCCCGCTGTGCCTCAGGGCAAAGACCGACGCCTCCGTGTCCTGCGACAGACTCGAGCCGAGGGACCAGATCGCGCCGACGTTCAGTCGGCCGTCCGCTGTGAGTCCCGTACCAGTCGAAAGCAGGGCAAGGATCGACGAGGTCGCATAGGTGGTCGCGTTGGCGCGATTCGCGTCGACCGTGACGATCGAGAATTGACCGTCGCCGAAACAGGTCACCGTCCCGGCTAGGTCCTTGAAGGCGGAGAAGACGGACACCCCACCGTAAGCATACGGGCCGGAGTGGCAGAAGGTGTCGCCGGTCAGAGACCGCGAGAGCCCGATCAGGAGCCCGCCGTAGTACGACTCGCCCAGGACGTCCGCGGTCTCTGTGCCCAGCCCGCGCTCGGTGTGACCGATCACAATCGACTGACGATCGAGTGCGCGGACTGTGCCGCCCGATGGCGCCTTGCCGTAGTAACCGCCGCCACTCGTCCCGATCACCAGCGAGTTGCGCTGGGCCGATAGTGTCGGCTGGTCTGCCAGACTCAGATCCTGGAGGAAGAGATCATTGAGAGCGCTCGACCAGACCGCCTCATCCTCGGCGGCGTTCCCCGTCAGGAGCTCGCCGTGCTGGTAGTCCGACGGTGTATCGGGCGCAGAGCTGAAGAACGTGGCCTCGGATAGGAAGACGTCTGCCATGGTGTCCCGAGGCGCGGAATGGTGGACGGATCATCGACGAGCCGGCGAAGAGCCCCTCTCCCCGGATCCACCACCCCGCGCGGGGGATGCGACTGCTAGACCGGAGACTGCGCGATCAGGAGCAGCGAGCTGGTCTGGGTCGTTGCGACCTTGGCGTCCACCGCGTAGCCGCAGAAGACCGCACCTGTGGCGATGTCGGTGAGCTTCCCGTTGACCGTGTGCCAGTACAGCTTCGCACCAGCCAGCCAGTCTTCGGCCGTGGTGGCCGGCAGGTAGTGAATCCCTGCCGTCTCGAAGTTGCACATCTGTCCGGTCACCTTGTCGTTCAGCGAGACCCCGAAGAGGTCTTCCACGTGGTAGGCCGTCCCGGCGGCGTAGGTGGCCAGACCGAGAATCGGCACGACCTGCGAGAGGCCGCCTCGAAAGGTTGTTCCTGCCATGGTGTTTCTCCTTCTTTCTCCGCGCGACTGGCGCGCATTGGTTCGGCATAAACAGAGGGCCCAGGTCACACGACCTAGGCCCCCCGCTCAGCTGGCCTACTGCTGGCCGTTACGCGCCGGCGTTCTTGTAGAGCGGCCGGTGATCGGCAACACCCGTGCCGAAGTCGTGCGAGACGCGCCACTGCATCCCGTCCGTGAGGAACGGGTTCTGGGTCACGACGCTCGGACCCGTCTGGCCGGTCAGGTACGCGTGCACCACGCCCGGCATCTGGGTGGGGTCGGCCGCGAAGTAGTACGCGGTCGTGCTGGCGGCCCCGAGGATCGGCTCCACGATCACAGCCTTGAACGTGCTCTGCAGCTGCACGGTCGAGTTCGCCGCGGTGGCGTTGTAGGTCACGTCCCGGAGGAGTTGACCCATTACGTTCTCGTGCTCCGCGGGGACGATCGCGTAGGCCGGCACCAGGTTGAGCGCTTTGCTCTGCACCGGGTCGGTCTGGTTCCGCATGTCGGTCTTGGCCTCGTCGAGCGTGGTGATCGACGGCGCCCCGGCCGTTCCGAGGTTGCTGTGGTTGGCGTGGAAGATCGCGTCTCCGTCGGCCATGTCACCGTTCGCGGTGAAGATCAGCCACATCTGCTCGTTCTCCATCTGAGCGGCAGACTTGCCCATATCGGGCCCGATGCCGGAGAACGCGGACAGGTCGTCGTTGATGATGGCCTGCCTCGAGATGCCGAAGATTCGGCCGTATGACGTGAGCACGATCGGCTCCTGGCCTTCCCCGATGGTCCCGTAGCTGAACTCCCCACCTTCGGTGATGGCTGCCAGCGCCGGCACGAGGCCACGCTTCACCATCTGGGTCACCTTGAAGTCCTTCAGCGGGTGGAAGGTGCTGATGGGGAGGAAGGATCTGTTCCCCTCCAGGTAGCCGTCCATGAGGGTCTTCGCGGCCGATGCGGCCAGGATGTTCGGGAAGTCGTCGGTCGTGTGGAGTGCGAACTCGATCAGCTTGTTCGGACCCCAGCGCCTGACCGAGCGCCCCTGCTTCTCCTGGGCGTAGTCCCTCATCATGTCGATCAGAGAGAACTGCACCCAGTCCTGGCCCGGCTCCGTGAGCTCGTACTTCGCAGGGTTCGCGCGGTACATGATGGCATCTTGGATGCCCTCCCGGAGCGTGCCCTGCTCGTCCCTCCCTTCGAAGGTGATCCCACTGGGCCCGGCGTCGTCCTTCGTTGCCCGAGCTTCGAGGAGATCCGCGCGGAACTTGTCGACGGTCATGTCCTTGTCGAGCAGTGCGAGTTTGCCCGCTTCGACCTCGTCCACCTGGGCCGCCAGCTTGATGATGCCGTCGGTCCGTCGGGTCTCGGCCAGGTCTTCGGGGGTCGGCGTGTCGACGACGTGCATCGTCCGCTTCTCTCCGAGTGTCACATCTTCCTCGACCGGCTGAGTCTTGTCGGTTCCACCGGCCGCCGCTGTCTTCGTGTCTTCTGCCATTGGGTTCTTCCTTTCCTTGTGCGCGACGGGCGCGCGGTTGACAATTTCAGCGAAGCCCAGAAGCTGGCTCGGCTCGCCAGCAAGAAGCTGCGCTCCCTTCGAGGCCCCGATCGGGACCGCGGAGATCTCGTTAGGTGTCCAGTCGATCGCGAGGAAGGTCGACAGCTCGTCACCCTTCTCGGTGATGTCTCGGAGCTTGTGAACGATGAAGCCCACCGAGACGTTCCGGATGATGCCTTCCTCGATCTTGTTCCAGATGGGCGTTACTTCGTCGCCGTCCGAGAACCGCAGCCTGGCCTTACCACCCTTCGGGCTGACCGTGGCGGAGTCGTCCTCGACGACGCCCAGGACGTCGGCCAGGTCCCACCGGCTGTGATTGTTCAGCACTGGGGCGCCACTGTTGAGCTCCTCCAGGTTGGCGTGCTTCGGGTCCATGGAGAGCTGCAGGTAGTAACGCTCGCCAGTCCAGTAGTCCTCGCGGAGCACCTTGTCGCCGGCATACCAGCGGACGTCTTTGATCCGCTCGCCTGGTGCATCGGCGCCTTCTCCGTCGGCGCCTTCTCCGTCGGCGAAGGTCACGTCGACGAGCTCGGCCGCGAAGCACTCGATCCCATCCGCCCCGAGCGCCTTCGTGGCGTCCTTCACGCGCTGCACGTCTTCCTCGAGTCCTTCCGTATTGAGACGGACGCCGACCTCGATCGTGTCGCCTTGCACCGTTGCGAACTCGTGACGCTGTGCTCGTGCTTTCTTCGCGCGGCTCCGCTTGCTCATGTCAGTCTCCTACGCGACGGCCAGGCCGTCGTCGTCGTTGGCGTCTGTCTCTTTGTCTGTCTCTTCGTCTTTGTCGTCGAAGGCGTTCGGGTCGGTCGCCTGCGCCTGACCGGCCTTCGTCGTCGTTGCGGGTTCGCCGTCGCTGACCAGACCGCGCTCGAGCATGTCTTCGCGCTCCTTCTGGCGCCGCGCGATCACGGTGTCGTAGTTGCGGCCGTAGCGGGTCGTCAGTTCTTTGTGCGTCGTTATCATTAGCCGCAGCTCCATCTGGTCGCCCTGCAGTTCCTTGATCCGATCGTGCGCCTCGATCTTCGGCGCGATGTGATCGACGACGGCCTCGAAGGTGCCGGTCTTCCCAGCCAGGACCGCGGCCTCGTTGAACCAGCGCCACACCGTGTATCCGAGCTGCCGGACCATCACGTCGCCCTGGTAGGTCCGATTCCCCGCCGACATGAACAGGTGGCCCATCCGGTTGCTTGAGAAGCTGCTGTCGGAGTAGTCCCCGGTCAGCGCCGCGTAGGTGATGTTCGTCCCGCTGCCGAGCGCCTGAAGGTTCGTCTTGTTAAAGCCGGGATAGTTCGCCGAGAGCGTCGGCTGATAGAAGTCCACCCGCGTCCCGTCCTTCAGATATTGGAACGTCGCCGGGTTCCAGTCCTCCTGCCGTTGCGAGTCTGTCGGGTTGCTGCCCTCGCTCAGCCGGCCCATAAGGTTCCACCCGGCAGCGTCACCGGTGACGGCGCCGACCGCCATCGATTCGAGGAGCTTCCCTTCGAGTTCGGCCTTCTGGTACTGGTCCAACATCCTGAGCCGCGACATGATGGGCGCATACCAGCTCGCGCCGATGCGCTGTCCAGGCGTGTCGACGCGGAAGGCGTAGGCCATGTCCTTCGCGCTCACGAACTTGCTCTCCTGGTACGCGACGAGGTCGGGATGCTCGTCGAAGATCCAGAACCCGCGGAGCCGGTCCAATTTGTCGTAGTCGAGTCCGTTGACGACGCGCCCGGTCTCTGTCTTCCCGTGCTTCCTTGAGTCGAGGTGACCCGGGTCCAGCGTCTGGATCTGTAGCGGCACCGGCAGGCCGTCCGACTCGCGCCGGGTGCGGCGTCGGATCAGAACCGCGCCGTCGACCGGGATCGTCTTCGCCCAGAGACCCTGCAGGCCGTAGATCCCCAGCGACCCTTCGGCCGCGGCGTATGGTGCCCACTCGTCCCAGAGCGCCTTGAGCTGTTCACTCTTCGGGTCTGGAATGATCCCAGGGCCGACCGCGTTCATCGCGATCACCGACCGGATGCGCTCGGCGTAGGGGTTGTTCCGCACCGCGTCCCGCGCGTTCGCGAGCAGGTCCGGAGCTTCGTCTCTCAGAGAGTCATTGATGTGTTCACCCGGGATCTGCCAGCCACCCATCTCTCGACGCGTTCGATCGGATCCCTTATAGGCACGGAATAGCTCCATCCGCTTTCGAGCGACACCACGCGCGAGGCCGTGCTTCGGAGAGACAAAACCGATCGCGCGGTCGATCCAATTCGCAGCCACGTGTCTACTCCTTCCAGTTAACGATGGTCGACATCGACGTCGGCTCGGTGCCGTTCAGCCGGTCCAGCTTGGCCTGCGCCGCGTTGACGGCGCGCTGCAGGTCCGCGGTGCTCTGGTATCCGACCCGCTTCCCGTTGTGCTCGACCACGCGGATCCCTTGGAACAACGCGGCCTCTGCGGCTTCCAGCCATGCTTCGATCTGTGATGCGGACGCGGCCATCCCCTTACCTCCCGGGATGGCGTGCCTGAGCTAAAGCCACCCGTCAAACTCGTCTCGTCGCTTGCGTTGTCGCCGCGGCGTGTGCTCGCTCGGCGCGTAGCGTGTGTTCGGTTGCTGTAGGACCACCGGGTCCGCCGCCACTGTGGGCGCTTCGATCACTTTCCCGCGGACTTGCTCGGCCAGGGCGTCCAGGTCGAGGCCGATCGTATACAGCGCGCAGAGCGCCGCGTAGTTGTAGACGGAACAGTCGAAGACCTCGTTCCGCAGTCGGCCTTTGCGAAGACGCCAGACCTTGACCGGGAAGCCCTTGGCGTTGACGGTCGGGAACCGCTCCTCGGCAGTGAACTGCCTGAAGTAGTCCGATCCAAGGGACATGGGCCAGTGCAGCGTGCCGGGCCCGCTCTTCCCGCCCTTCAGTCTGGCGTCCGCCCTCGCATAGACCCACTCCTTCGCCGGGTCGACCTTGATCGTGTAGATCGGGCAGTCCTTGAAGTTCGGCGCCTTGCCTGCTTTCGCGGGCCAGACCTGGCCGGTCCCGCTCGAACCCCGAACCGCCCAGGTGAAGCCCTGGCCACCTTCCGGCGTTCTGTAGATCGGCCGCGGGCTGACGAACTGATAGATCGACTGGGCCGCGTAGTTCGCATCGATGCAAGTCGAGCGGATGTAGTCGACTCCGCCGCGCTCCATGTAACGCGGCCGAAGCATCGAGTCCCAGACCACCGACCAGAGCGGCTCGGCTGTGGGGTCGCCGTGGTAGACGTTGTGCTCAACCACCCAGACTTCCTCACCGCCACCCCAGCCCCACACGCTTTGCTCGACCCGGTCTGGCTGGACATCGAACGACGAGGTGAGGACCGCGACGCCCTCCGGCACGAGCTCCGCACGCTCCGGCTCGCCATCGGGAAGGGCCCGGCCTGTCTCGCGTAGTGCGTACGCCTCGCGGCATCCCAGCAGCTTCTCGTCGTCCGGCGCTTTCCCGACGACCTCGAACGGTTCGCCCAAGACCGTGTTCACCCAGACCTGGAGCTTGAGCGGGTCGTCTTTGACTTCCAGGAACTCGGCCGCGATCTTGCCCCACGCGGCAGAAGGGAGCGGCGAATAGGCCGCCCAGATGTGCCAGCCCGGGAAGAGCCCGTCCGGGTTCGTCGCAAGGTAGTGACCCTCCTCGACCATCCGCGCCCGCTCCCGATACCCGATCGGCTGCAGGCATTGCTCGCACAGATAGAACGCCTCGAGCGGTCGACCTTCCGGCCACTTGATTCCGTAATCATGATCCCGGCCGCCCCAGCTCAGCGGCTGGCCGTGGTCGCAGTGTGGACACGGGACCTGGTAGAACCGCTGATCGGAGAGCTCGAACTCACGCTGGATCTTCGAGCTGTCTTTGTGCTTCGGCGTCGAGCCGATCACCAGGAGCGGGTTCGGACAGTCGCCCATCCGGCCCTCGAGCAGCTTCAGCTGATCGCCTTCGCCTCCGCCCCGACCGCTTCCCGCGCTGGCGATGTAGGCGTCGACCTCATCCGCAAAGGCGAGACCGACTGAGATCTGCCGGAACAGCTTCGCCGAAGTGGCGGCGCCCATGTAGAGCGTCCCACCCAGGTAGCTCTTCCGCTGGATCGTGTTCGAGCTGCTCTTCTCGCGTTGCTCTGCGACGAGACCCCGGAGCGCTGGGGTCTGATCGAACATCGGCTGGATTTCGGTGGTCGAGAACGTCGACGAGTCGCCGTCGGTCGGAGAGCACACCGCGATCGAACACGGGTCAATGTGGATCCGCCGACCGATGGCGGCCACGATGCAGCCCTTCGTGAACCCGGTTCGCTTGCTCTTCCGCATCACGACGCGCTCGATCCCGAGCTCCGGCGCCTCGGCGATGAGGTCCATCGGTTCGCGCTGGTAGCCGATCGCTCGGAAGCGCCCCGGCGTGCTGCTGGACTGGCCTTGGAATCGGTAGTGCTTCTCAGCCCACTCGACCCCGCCCATCTTCGGCGGCGGCCTCAGTAGCTGCGCCGCTTGCTGCGCCGCCTGCCACTGCGGTGCCGTCATCTTCCCCGGTCCACTCGGACAGCTCTTCGAGTGCGCCGAGGATCCCAGCCCGGCAGACCTTGGCCTGCTCCGGACTCAGCCCGGCCTGGACTCGCCACATCTGCGGCAGGGCGAGCAGTATCGACTTGCACGCGATGACGAGCTGACTCCACGTGAACGCGTAGTCTTCCTTCCGCGCCAGCTCCCCGGCCTGCTCCCGGTTCGCCATCTCCTGCTCGTCGGCCTTCAGGTTCTTTAGTCTGAGGTCCGCGTTCGCGATCTCGAGGCCGACGCCCTTCTTTTCCGTCTTGAGGGTTGCGATATAGCCGCGGATGCAGGCGACCGTCTCGTATTTTCCTTTCCCCGCCCGGTCGATCGCGCCCTCGATCACCAGCTGCTGGACCCGTTTCTCGGTCACTCCCAGCAGATGTGCCAAGGTCGCGCCGTTCACGATCTCCGGAAATTCCACAGCCTTCGCCAAAGCTGCCTCCCCGCATGCTGTCCCCCGTCATGCTCCCAGATTACCCAGTCCCGTCGTAGGGAAATGCTGTCCCAAATTCCACCCACTTGCGCAGAAACGCCACCCTGCGTCACC